GTGTCGAATACGACAAGCCCGCTGCGGAGGCTCTTATCCGCAAGGCTGAACATATCATCACAAGCGATCGTCCGCCCGAGGGCATCAGCAACGATCCTTCTTTTTACAAGTGCAAATTCTGCGACCACAGCTTCCTCTGTCACGGCTATGAAACGCCCGCACTGAGCTGCCGCACCTGTGCTTTCGCGACAGCAGAGGTCGATGGTGATGCGCGTTGGTCATGCGCTCGTCATAAGAAAGATATCAGCGTCGAGGATCAACGGCTGGCCTGCGACAAGCACCTGTTTATCCCTGAGCTCTTGGAGACCTGGGCCGAGGTGCAAGACGGCACAGAAGAGCACGTCACTTACAAAAATAAATTGACTGGTCATGAGTTCATCAATGGCCTTGGCGGGTACTCGTCGAAAGAGATAAGCCGAGCACGCGACGTTAAAGCTATCGGCGACCCAGGCGTCGATCAGTTTCGGGAAAATTTCAATGCGGAGGTTGTTGGTTAGTGTGGATAGTTCCAAACAATCTCAATCTGTCGTCAGCTTTTGTAGCGGATACGCTGGAATCGAGCAAGGACTTGAGCTTGCCGGCGTTGAAGCTAGAACAGTCGCTTATGTGGAGATCGAAGCCTTCGCCGTTGCCAACCTGGTTGCGAAGATGGAAGCGAACGCCTTGGCTCCAGCACCTATCTGGTCGAATCTTAAAACCTTCCCAGCACATCTATTTCGAGATCGAGTTGACATCCTTACTGGAGGCTATCCCTGTCAACCATTCTCAGCAGCAGGAAAGCGCGCAGGAAAAGATGACCCTAGACACCTGTGGCCTTGGATCAGACAGCACATTGACACAATCCGACCTGTTCAATGCTTCTTCGAAAACGTCGAGGGACACATCAGTCTCGGACTTAGAGAAGTCATCGAAGACTTGGAAAGCCTTGGTTACACAACGACGTGGGGAATTTTTAGCGCGGCTGAAGTCGGCGCGCCTCACCAGAGAAAGCGAGTCTACATTCTTGCCAACTCCGAGCGCGACCCAATACGGGAGCAATCAGGGGGGCGCGGCTGGGAGAACGGGCAAAGTACGTCATTCCTTGGAGTCGATGGCGAAACACGACCTGTGGCCGACCCCAACGACCCAAGACAACAACCAAGTAAAAGGTCTGGACAAGCGCGGTACGACGTTGGGCGGCGCGGTGAGGAATTGGCCGACGCCGTCAGCAAGGGATCACAAGGGTGGCTACAGGGGCGGCAGGATAAGGAACGGAAAAGTGAGCTTCGACACACTGGACGTAGCGGTGCAACACATAAGCAACAAGGACAGGAAATCTGGGCAACTGAACCCGGATTGGGTCGAGTGGTTGATGGGTGTGCCGACAGGGTGGACAGACTTAGGCTTTTGGGCAACGGGGTAGTGCCGCAAACGGCGGCGCAAGCGTGGACAGTTTTGAACAAGGAGGTAACAGGGTGAGCAAAATATTTATACAAGTCGAAGGCGAAGACATGGATCGTTTTTTGAATCAGCAAGATGAGATCGCAGAAACGCTGTCGCGACTTTTATCAATCATCGAAGGTTTGGTTGATGAAGCGTCAAACGACTAAACGAGAGGTCAGCACAACGAAGATACAGTTCAAGTACCCGCGGCAATCCTGCGGCTATTGCGAGAACCTGATCTTCAACTGGTGCGTGATTTTCGATGACGCCGTACCAAACAGTTTTCGAAATATAAAAAACGATTGTGAGCACTTCTGTGAAGCGCTTGCCCCATAGCTATTCGGCAGAGCATTACAAGAAATGTCCAGGTTGCGACCACTGGATTAAAAAGAAGACGGCGCTGTGCAGACGTTGCGTTCGCAAGAAAAGTTTTGATCTAGAAGTCTGGCTCTGCAAGCCAGCAGATTATTGGGTGAGAGCTAAATGGCGACCCTACGATTTTGACGAGACAGAATTAGAAGAACAGGAGCAAGACAATGAGCAACCCATTCGACCGCCAAATTTCTGGTGATCATTACAAAAATTTTGCGATAGAACCAATTCGTTTCTGCCAAAAGAATGGTTTGGGCGCAGCAGAGAGCAACATCGTGAAGTATGCGTGTCGATGGAAGCGCAAACACACCGGCAACCTGGACGATCTAAGGAAGATTATTCACTACGCAGAGCTTCTAATTGCGATGGAGCTGGAGACCGGCGACTGCCCAGAGCAAGAAGAATTTAGAAGTGCCAGAGGGTTCAAAACGTTCAGCGAAGAAGAAGACATAACGAGGATCGATAGCGATGTTTAAGCAAAGACGATGGGGAGATAACCTCCCGCAAAAGAGCAGCCTGTTAAACTTTGTAATAGCTTCTGTCATTATAAGCATGGTGGTGGCGCTATGGATCTCGCTATAGATTACGATCTGCTTGCGGAAAAGATCGCGCATCAAATCAGCAAGGCGCCAAAAGATCATGAAGTGTTATGGGATGCGCAAGAGTGCGCAGATTATCTGCATTTTAAAAAACGATACTTCGCAGAGCGAGTCGCGAAGCAGCCAGGGTTCCCCAAAGCCCGGGGCACCGGCTCAGTCTGGCTTAAAGCCGATGTGGTGCGCTGGGCTAAAAACTAAAGCAAATCTGCGAGCTCGCGCGCGTCTTTGTTGTAATAGGTCATCAGTTGCTTGATGTCTCGATGCCCGGTTACGCGAGCGAGATCTAACACTTGCAGCTTCCCTGCCAGCCTGGTGGTCGCTTCATGCCGACTATCGTGAAACGTGAGGTCATCGATCCCACAGTCCGCGACAGCCTTCCTGAACATTGTGCTTACAACGCCGGCAGAGACGCCTAGCATCGTTTCTTTGGTGTGGTCGAGTCTTCGTATCAACTCTACTGCCCTAGCTGACAGCGGCACATTCCGCGACACAGCAGTCTTGGTGATCGTGTGCGGAAGGTACACATATCGCTCATCAAGATGCACATCTGACCACTTCACCTTTCCTAGTTCCCCCTGGCGCATTGCTGTCTCCAGCGCAACCAAGAATGCTATCGCGACTTTTTGTCTTTGACTGGTGATCGGCAGATCATCGGAGTAATTCAAAGCGACTAACAGTTGCTCTATCTCTGTATCTGAGATGCGACGATTACGAGCCTCTGGATCTTTTGGTCGTTTAATGTCCGTCATCGGATTATGACTCATCATTCGCCAGCGTCGGCCATACTTAAAAACATTGCCGATGAGATTCAGGTCTCGATTCACTGTGCTCGGTTTGACTTGCTGCAATCGATCTTTAATTAGGCGCTCGATATCTTCTCGCTGAATCGATGTCAGCTTTCGATCAAACAGATCTGCATAATCGCGCGCGTACATATCTAAACGAATGACTTCCCAGTGTTCTCCTCGCTTTGTTTCGCTCACCTCGCTCTTGTATCGCTCGCAGAGCTCGCGAAGCGTTACTGTGACTATCGAGATTCCAGTGTCTGTTGTGACCATCTGCGCAGCCCACGCTTGCGCCTGGCGTTTTGTGTCGAATGTTTTAGATTTGCGGCGCCCACCGACCTGAATTTGCGCCTGCCATCGATTGCCTCGCTTTTGATAAGTGCCCTTCATGACCGCTCCTGCTGCAATTTTTGCTGCATTTTGCTGCATTTTGCTGCGTAAAAATGTGTACAGAAGTGTATCTAAATGGTTTACAAGACAAATGTAAAGCTCGCAAACCCTTTATTTATGGGGCTTTATGTAGGTAAGTGTAAGGAAGTGTAGGAAGGCGTGGTGCCCGGGGCCGGAATCGAAAGAGCCCATTTTTACTGGGCTCATGTCTCAATTGCTGTAATTTTGCTGTAATTTATTGACCGATCAATCTACGTTCATTCCCACTTGAGCAGCGGCAGTCCCGTAGAAGAATGTTGGCAGTCTTCTTCTTATTGCCTTCATTAAATTGTCGGCATTTTGCTCTGTGGCCCTGCTCATCAGTCGAGCAGACAATTCAGGGTCCATCATCGCCTGCACTAACATCTCAGTCAATTTATCGTCAGATCCCGTCATGGCGTAAAGAGGCTGAAACGAAGTTGATATAACTTTGGGAAGCGAGCTGTCTGCTCGACCTTCACCAAATACCGTACCAATTGCCGACGCCATAGACATATTTTTAAACGTGTCGCTACCCGGCGCTTTGATACCAGGAGCTGTCGCAGAGCTAGATCTATCAAGATCCCTCATGATCGCGTTGATTCTTTTTTTATTAGACAGGGGCAGCCTTGCAATTTCTTTTTTGCGCGCGTTTAGTGCGTTACGAAATTTTGGCCCAGTAAGCACCAAGTCACCCGTTTGCAAGTTGGTGCTAGATGATTGTGCTCTTCTTTGAATGTCTTGAAGCGTCTCCATTCGATTAACGGGCTTACTCTTTGCTGTGTATGTCGCAAGATAATCTTGGAACCCAGGTGCAACCGCTTCAATTTCATCGTCGATAATGCTTTGTAATTCACCGATCTGTTGCCTTGAAAGCCTTGCAACAGCTTTATCATCGTTGCCCAGTTTACCGTACAGCATATCGCTCATTTCTTGACGGACTGCATACATGTCTCTGGGATCGATTGGCAGCAATACTTCTGGATCGTCAGGATCCGTCGCAAGCAGCTCGACTTCTTTTTTAAATTTTTGAATGAGTTCGCGTACCGACCTTTTACCTTTGATACCCGGACGATTTGCAAGCGCGTTAAATGAATCGATTAAATCCTGGGGGTTAGTAATCATACCGCCTTCATCAAAAGCAGCTTCCCGCATGCCGGCAGTTTGTAGGTTACGGTAATCTTTCAGTCGATCAAGGTCGTCTTGTGACCCTGCTAACCTTTGCATTTCATCAGCTCTCGCAGTCTGTTGATCAAGAATGCGCTGGCCAAGTCTGTTGCTTGTGTCCATGCCTCGCACAGTCGTTTCTGCTGCTGCTAGACCAGGGTCTTTTGCTACTTGCGCTGTGGTCGGCACACTACCTGGAACAAGCTGTTCACCACCCCCAGCTAAAGTTTGTGCTGCCTGCTCTGGATTTGTTGCTTGCCGATTAAGAACCTGGCCAACAATCCGTTCTTGTGCAGAGTTCATCAAAGCTGGAGTAGTAGCGTCTTTGAGACCGCCAATAAACTCTCCCGCTCCTGCGAACGCTAAGCCTGCCCCAGCACCTATTGCTGCATCTTGTAACGCATCAACGCTTAAAGGATCAGCGTCCCCGCCAAAATATCCTGCGACAGCGCCCTCTCCCGCTGCTACTGGAGCCACTTTTGCAAAGTTACCGAGACGAGATCCAGCAACCGCTGGGCCAGATCCTGGCACCAGCATTGAAGCCGCTATGCCTGTAGGAACACTGCCAATGAGTTCTTGTGCTATTTTTTTTCCTGGGTAGTCTTCTGCATACTCTTGCTCCCCCAGTCTGATCGCGGCACGTTCTTGCTCATAACTTTCTGGGCCGACTAATGAGCGAGCGCCAGCTTCGATTGCATCGGACGCGCCAAGCGTGAGACCTCTAATTAAATTTGATGCGGCAGACGATGGTGTGATTTTTCCTCCGCTCTTTTCCATCATAGTAAGAGCGCGCTCAAATCTCCGAGGTGTATATCCAAAGTCAGAAATTAAGCCTCTGACATCTTGCTCGCTGCCGCCAGACTCCTCTAACAAATTAATGTTTTCAATCAAAATTTCTAATTGAGTTGCCATTATTTCATTCCTGCTGGTGGGGTTAATCCTCTGCTTTGATACCACTGCTTATTTCTTTTCACGGCGCCTAATCCACTGTACGGATCGTTTGTTATCACTTGACTAGGCTGCACCCCTTGCTCTTCAGCAAGCGTGGTGTATCTACTTTTGGTCGCTTCAAACTGCTCTCTGTAGGGCGCAATTACTAATTCAGCGGACTTCAGGAAGTCTTGTCGGATCGCTGAACTCAACATTTCACCATCCCGAGCTCTATTGTATTGAGCAATAACTCTCTCAGGTACACTTCCAGCTCTCTGCGCTGTCGCGAACTCACCCTCTCTTACCACGGAACCTGGATCAAGCAGTTTCATGTAAGCGAAAATCAACGCCACATCACTCGCCGCGCTTGGATTCAGAGCAGACTTTTGAACCTTTTCGAAAGCCACTGCAATTTCACGATCAGTTTTAGTGAGATTGTTAAACTCTTTTCGGAGAGCTGTGGTGTTTGTTCGGATTCTCTCTTTGTCGTCTTTAGTTTCCTTTCTCTTTTCTATGACTAACCGCTCGCGCTGTTCAGGCGTCATCTGCTTGGGGACTACCTGTATTAATGTATCCGAATATTTATCAAAAACCTGAATGTTTTCCCCGTCGTCAATGGTTCTGTATTCTTGCGATGGCGTGTAATCTATTACTTTCGCGCCACCCCTATCACTTAACTGATAAGCGATTCTTCCACCAGTAGCATCAACACCAAATTGCGGCGTTGTGCTAAAAGTTTCTCTAGCAAAAGATCTATTGACGATATCGTCATAAGACTGCATTGGATTGGCTTTAGCTAAGGCTAATTGAGCTGCATTTAAACCAAGCGCTTGGCCTTGCTCTTCCGTTAAGCCTCTTATGTAATCTACAGCCTGATTATCTCGCTGCCGATCTTGCTGCATACCTTGTAGCTCGTACTGATTTAATATCGATTGCTGCTTTCGCAAAACGTCTTGTGGCGAATCACGAAGACCCAAGCGCACTTGCAAGGGATTAAGGATTCTTCGCTGCGCAAAATTTTTCAAAAACCCACTATCTTCTTGGTCAGTTATTGTGGGGAGTTCTGGTGCTGACGGCATCTGATTCATTTGCGGCATCTGCCCTCCTTGGAGCTGACCCAACAAAATTCTTCGCTGCTCTTCGCTTAACGTGTTTATGTCAAAAGGCATTTCAGCCATACGGCCCTCCTAAAGATTGCTGCGCGTAATTTAAATAATTAGGAGTTTGGCGAACGAAACCTCCAGCACTAAATGGTACGTCCATTTGCGGCAAATCAGGCATTGCCATTCCTGGACTTTGATCCTGCCCCATCAGAATTTGATTGCGCATATACTCTTCGTATTCTTCAGGCGACATCGTCCCAGCAGCGATAGTCGGTCGATTCATAAACTGATCTTTCATCATGCCGCCGATTTGTGAGGGGTCGTCTAATAAAGACGCACCAGCATCGCCAGCATTCGACAGCTTGTCCATCTTATCGCCCAACTTTTTAGCCATAATATTTTGAAATAAACTTGCCATGCTAAACATAATTAAATTCCGAAAGTGCTTGATCGACCTCTACTGCTGCTCAATGTCGGGTTAGGCAACATACCGGCACCGCTACGCAGCACGTCGAACATTCTGAAAGGATGGTTTTGCTGCTCTTGGAATCGACGATATTGATCGTCCATAATCTGTTGAGCAAATTGTCGCTGTTGGTTTCCAACTCCCTGAATTTGCTGCGCGTCTCCAAACCTCATCGAGCGCATATCCTGACCCAATTGACCTAACATGCCAGCTCCAGCAAGCCTTTGCTGCGCACCCTGCAAGCCAGCATTCTGATTAGCCAACTGAGCTTGCAATCTAGCGTCCTGATTTTGGAATCCATAGGCTCGCGCATTTGCTTGATTCGCAAGAGCCGCCTCAAGTCTAGCTTGCTGGTTAGCTTGAGCCGCTTGGCTTCCAAGCTGCTGCCTAGCCAAAAGATTATTTTGGTTTGCCTGGCTCGCATCGGCTCGAAGAGATTGCGTTTGCATCAACCCTTGATTTCGCAAGCGTTGTTCATCGAGGGCTGTTTGTTGGTTAGCCAACTGGCCTTGCAAGTTTCGATCTCGGTTCGCTTGCGCGGCTGCATTTTGTAGCTGTTGCGCTTGCAAATTAGCCGCTTGGTTGCTTTGGCCGGCATCAACTCCCAACGCTTGCGACTGTAGCACACCTTGGTTCGCAGCCTGTCCAGCAGTTAACTGAGCCTGCTGGTTAGCAAGAGCTGCTCGCAAGCCAGCGTCTTGATTCATTTGCTGTAAAGACAAACTGTTCTGCGCGTTGCTCTGTTGAGCCGCAAGGTTCTGCGCCTGGTTCGCTAGCGCGAACGCTTGCTGAGAATCTTGATTGCTCATCATGCGCTGCAAGTCCTGCTGTCGCGACTGCAAGCTGGCGTCTTGATTGATCTGGCCGCCTCTCAATGCTCGATCCGCGTCCGAGATACTAGCTTGCTGATTAGCAAGAGCTGCTTGCAGATTAGCCTGTTGATTAGCTTGTCCACCTCGCAAACCCAACTCAGCATTCGATTGACTCGCCGACAATCCAGCTTGCTGGTTTGCGAGAGCAGCCTGCATGTTCGCATCTTGGGCCGACAAGCCTGCTTGCAACCCGAGTCGAGCTGCCTCAGTCTGTCCTTGTAATCCCAGTTGTGCATTTGCTTGACTGGCTGCTAAACCGCTTTGCTGATTAGCTAACTGGCCTTGCAAATTAGTTTGTTGATTTGCACGCGAAGCATCCGTCCTCCGAGCCAGGTCTGCCTCCGCCAGACGCGCAGCCGATTCAAAGCCTTGCGATCTGAGCTGTGAGGCAGTTTTTGCTGACTGCTCAAGTGCGGCTCTATTCGTTTCGGCATCAATAATTGCCGCCCTATCTCCACCAAAGGCGCCTGCTGATATTGCTCCAGCAGCATTTTGGTTTTGCTGCATTTGTCTCGCGCGCTCGATATCGCCCAGAGCACTGTCGATTACACCAGTCTGATATTGGTTCATGTAATCCGACAGGTTTGCATCTTTAAACTGAGCTGCTTGAACTCGCTCTGCATTGACATCATTCGCGGCGACAGTGCTGGGATTTATTTCGCCAACTTGTACAGCGTCAACTCCGCGTACATCTCCAGCATTAACACGACCTACATTGATGGAGCTGGGTGCGTCAATTTGTTGCGCATCTCTGGCCTGCGGTCCAGGCCCGAGCAATCCAAGTGGGCCAATGTCTTGTGATTGTTGTTGCATTTCTCTAATTTGACCAGGGTCGTTTACTGAGCCCGCGCTGACCTGGTCAAATCCGATGTTTGTGTCTACATCACCAACACCCACCTGTTGACTGTTAAAACGTTCATTTGCGTATCGACCGTAAACATTGCCTGCGTTTGTGCCTGTGTTGATATTGCCGACCGTTGCATTTCGACCACCAAAATAGGTTGGTACACTTCCCGCTCTAACGTTTGTTTGTCCTGCTGCGCTACCGCTGTACACGTTTCTTGGTTGATACGTGCTGACGCCTTGTGCCGCATTTATCGCAGATTGAATTTCATTTTGGCCGACTCCAGCCCTTGCAGCATTTAAAGTTGCCTGCATGCCTTGCTGCTGAAACGGCGACATGGGAGCAACCGTTGCATTTTGATATGCGTTGTAAGGTGTTCGCGACAAGCCTCGGCCCGTCTGATACACATCCAGCAATGCACCCTTGATTTGAGGGTCCATCTCCTGACTACTGCTTTGACTACTTTTTCCAAAACTCATTATCTAAACCCTCCGAACATTATACTTGGCGCGCCGTACATCATCGCTCTCGCATTCTGGTCGTAACCTCCAAAACCTGGGTCAACCATCGGCTCTACTTGCGGCTGTGGTTGATTATATTTAACGTATCCGCTGCGTGGGCCGCTATCGCGACCTTTCCCACCTCGACGATCTGCCGCATCCAATATGGGCATTCCAACCCTACCTACTGGACGACCGTCTGGTCTTGTTCTTGTTGCTGCAAACTGTGGTGGAGCGTTCGAGCGCATCTGAGGCTCCTGATTACCAACTGGCACACGTATGTCATAACCGCCGTTTGTTTGCCCGTTTGTTGCGGGTGTATCCCTAACAGAAAACGGATTATCCATAGGAATATTAGACCTTTGCGCTGCCCCATGGTTGGCGTAATAAGGGTTATTTGAATAAGAGTTCGTCTGGGGTTCATTTCTGTACACAGGATAGAAATCGCCAAACTGTGATCGATTCACTGCGGTAGCGATCTGATTCATGTCGTAATTATTAAAATCAGTGCCTGGCTCTAAGCCGATAGGAAATCCAGTATGTCCGCCCTGACCTCCAATTGGTCCTGAAGGCATAGGCGTAGGATTATAATCAGGCGGTGGCGCAGGCTGCGGTTGCGGCTGGTAAGGTCGATAGTTGCTGCCGCCAGCAGGAAATTGATTATAGTATCCCGGCATCGGCTGCATTACATTCTGCCCGGACCCGTATACATCCATCATGGGATTGTAAGGGGTCTGGGGCTGTGGGTTGTACCACTTATTACCCCCACCATACTGATTAGGTGGTGAATACTGATTAGGTGGCGGAGTGACTGAGCCGCCCTTACCACCTCCGCCGCCGCCTTTACTTCCTGCCATCTTCAATCTCCTTGTATAAGCTCACATGACTTATCGAATACCCTAAGTCATCAAGCGCTTTTACCCAGCCCTTGCGGCCAGATAAAGTTATAAACTTGGCATCTAGTGCTCGGCCAAATTCTTGAAATGTTTCATCCATATCCTTGATTTCCATCAAGTCGCCTGCCGCTAAAAAGATGTGAATAGCTCTGGCGCGTGGGTAGCAAACGACTTCCGTTACCACGCAGCTTTTTTCTGCCGGCCAAAAATGCATACGGCCTTCATCGACTGCCTGCACAATGTCTTCAAACAAATGCGTACCGCCGGCAAACTCCAACGCTCGCTCAAGCATTTCTCGGTACGGAAACATCGCCTCTAACGTGCTTGGTGCAGCTAATGCTTCTTGCGCATTCATAACGCTGTCGCTCCTAAGTTGCCTGAGTTATCGACCGTAATGCTGTAGCGCGTCCCATTGGGCGACTTCAATATCAACCGGGCTGCGCCAACTTCAATGTCCTGATTTTTCTTGTGGTTCAAGCCGTCCGCTTGCTCGATCAACAAATTCATTTTGTTAGTGTCGATTGGGTCATAGAACTCTGGCGCTGTTGGCAAAATCATCTAGCGCTCCCTGGAACAACGTCAAGACGCATAACGCCAACTCGCCAATCGGTTTGACGATCTCCTGTTACACGCATACTGAGCTGCCTACCTTGGAATCGCACCGAGGTCGGGTTAGCCAGCGTATAGGGACCGTGTTCGCTCTCGGTAGCATTGGGATAGGAACGAGTCTTAAAAATGGCTGTAACGTCTCCCTGCGTCTTCTCGTCAGGGATAAGGTTCTTTGCAACGACCAGTCGATCACCTTGTCCAATCTCAACTGGACCAGACTCTGCAAACACTGTCGCGCCGTCGTAATCAAAACCGACCTCATGCTCGTAAATGTAGCCGTCAAAGCCCACGTAGTTTGGATAAATAAACTCACCGACATCAGCACCAGCGGTTCTGACCAAAGAGCCCACGCTCCAGAATTTTTCTTTGTAGTTGTAGGTCACATAGCTGTCATTTTCTAGACTGTTATTGCTTGGGTAAAACCAAACGACCTCTGAGAATTTGCTGTTTAACACGCCGTAAACTTTGCTTCGCTGTGCTTCGTTTAAGTTGTTAAACACAAAGTCTCCGACAGTGCTTGGTAGTGAGCGCACCCCGCCGTCATAGACGTAGAAGGCATTGGTGCCCATCCAAATCGCGAAGCCGTCTGCTTTCACGCAAGCATTTCCCGAAGCGATACCGCATCCTGTTCCGACTCTTTGAAAACCGAAAACAAAGGGTGGTCCTTGATATCGAGCAACGTGCGCGTCTGTCGTTGTTAGTATTAGCGTTTCGCCGCGCAGTTGTTCTGCTGTAAGAATGTTGCCGCCGGTTGTCAGTGTAAAACCACCCGCCTGGTTAGTCGCAGTGGCTGTCCATACGGTGTTGTTTTCTTGGTCGCACCACTCGACTCGATCGCCCTCACCGCCTGCACCAAGCGCAAAAATAAACCGCTCGTCGGTTGTTATGATTGCGGTGTTGTTCGTTGGCGCGTTGGTCAATACTGCCGCGGCTGTCGCTGTATTGTTGGTCCACTGGTAAATTTTGCCATCAGCAGTTGAGCAGCCGATTGCGTACTCACCCCAGTTATCGATTGACCAGGTGGTTGCAGGCACGTATGGCCCGGTGTCTGGTCGGCTTGTGCCCCATGAGCTCAACCCCCAGGTCAATGCGCCCCAGCCTAAATTCTGCACCGCATCATCCGAGCCGGCTGTAAATCCAACGGGGGTGATATCGTGCAGTGCGCTTGATTCATCGATCGCATACAGCTTACTGCTTGTGCCGGCAACCGTTCTTCTGCCGCCGCTGTTGTCGCGATAGCTGATGATCTTTCTGCACGCGCCAGTCATTGCTGACGATGTGCGCTTACGCCACCCGCCTACGGGCTGAAGACTGCCTTCATACCAGCGAATTAAATTGCTGTCATTCCATACGCCTGACTGC